AGACACACTGATTACCCTGCGTCTACTCCGTTACGTGTTATCGGCGTCGACCCTTCAGTTGCTGAGAATCCCCGCGACGAGTGCGGTATTGTTGTCTGCGCATCGACTGCAGAACACGACCTCTATAAGCGTAATGCTTGGGTTCTTGAGGACGCTTCAATTCATGGTTCCCCAGACACCTGGGCCCGTAAAGTTGTGGAAATGGCTCGCAAGTGGGGTTGTCCCGTTGTTGCCGAAGTTAATCAAGGTGGCGCGCTCGTACGAAATGCCATCAATTCTATTGACCCCAGCGTCAAAGTCCTTGAGGTCCACTCAAAGTACGGAAAACAGCTAAGAGCAGAGCCAATTCTTCTTGCATACGAGCAGGGACGCGTTCACCACGTGAACTACCTCCCAGAACTAGAATCTCAGATGTACTCTTGGATCCCAGGAGAGGGTAAATCCCCTGACCGCATCGATGCAATGGTTCACGCTATGACTGCTCTACTAATTAAACCACCACCGGGCTTTTCTGGTGGTAAATTACGTGCAAAAAGCCTAGCAGATCGCAAAATGGGCGTAACTAGACCTAATACTGGTCAAGTTGGCCGCGTTTTTAGGGCTAGATAGTCATGAAAATTATTTTAGACAAGTTCCCATGCCACTTATCTGCAGTAGCAGTAGATAGGTTAGAGGATATTTCTCAGCTAAATAGCTATCAACCTACTCATGGTGCTAACTATATGAGCAAAACTAGAGTAATATTAACTGAAACCGAAATAGTAGTAGCAAAAGATGACCATGACGGACCTGTTGTAGTGTTTCAAGAGAAGTACGCCCAAGTATTCCTGTCACAAAAGACCGACGAGGACACAAGGGTTATAACTATTAGCGGTAAGATGCTAGCATTTAAGAAAGATACCGCCTGCGGATGTGGTTCTCGCCTTCGTGGTTGGAATCCGTATAGGACTTTAGGCTCGATTAAGGATTAATATGACTATAGATGCGTTTACTTTTGTAATCCTCGCTCTTGGAGCGTACCGTGCAACCCATTTGATCACAACCGACGCCATTGCGGATGGATTTCGCAATAAGGTTTGGTCAAAGTTCCCACCAACCACTAAAATTGGGTACTTAATCACTTGTAACTGGTGTACAGGGTTCTGGATGGCAGGTATTTTTGTCGTTGGAGCATCAATCTTACCTCAACTTACGTTTGTGGTATCATTAATCTTGGCTATATCCGCCTTGGTTGGAATTATTTCCGCTTGGACAGAGCGCTAAACAGACAGGAAGCCCGTCTTGGGTATTTTTAAAAAAGAACCGCAGCAGTTACAGGCTTCCGGCCGTAATTTACGCGCCTCCGCCCCAAAGAACACTACCAGCATTGCCCCGGGTGTCTCAGTTGACTCTTTTGGTATCATTTATGCTGAACCACGCGCATTCAACGCACCTAGACCAATAACCGCCGCTGCTGCTCAAGTAAAGCTAGATGATAAAACTGAAGCAGAGTACTTTAAAGCTCGTAGGAACTCCGCCGCTACCTCTTGGCAGGGTGAAGCATGGGAGTACTACGACGCAATTGGTGAGATTAAATATGCCTTCAACCTAGTTGCGTCTGTTGTTTCAAGAATTCGTCTATACGCAGCAGCTATAGGCAATCCGAGTGAAGCACCTTCTCCAATTATTTCAGTAGCTAAGATAGAGCCACGACTAGCACAAGCTGCTCAGCGTGCCCTCGACCGCTTGAGCTCTGCCTACGGTGGACAGCCTGGTCTTTTGAAAGACGCAGCGCTAAACTTGCAAGTTACTGGAGAGTGCTACCTAGTTCAGGTTCCAGAACGACTAGGGTCGGGCTACCCCGAGACCTGGGACATTAGATCAACCGATGAGCTACAAGTTGATTCTAGGGGTAATTACATTCTTAACCCTCGCAGTGACCCAGCTGGCACCGGTGGTGTTGGGAAGGGTACTGGTGACATCATCCATCTACCAAAAACTTCATATGTTGGCCGCATTTGGCGAGCTCACCCTCGTTATAGTCAGGAATCTGACTCTTCCCTAAGAGGTCTGCTAGACCTCTGCGCTGAATTGCTACTATTGAACAGGACATTCCGTGCGACTGCAAGATCTCGCCTTAACGCTGGCGCTCTCTACTTACCTGACGGCCTATCGGTTGCTTCGACTCCGGATCCAGACTACCCGTACGATGAAGACGGTAATTACAACGAGCAATATAACCCCGAAGAGGCCGCAGACGACTTCGAAGATCAACTAATCGATGCAATGACCACCCCGATTAAGGACGAAGACTCCGCGTCTGCAGTTGTGCCCTTAATTATCCGTGGTCCAGCAGAGCTTGGCGACAAGATCAAGCAGTTTAAGTTTGAACGTTCCTTCGACCCAGCTCTTGGAGAGCGCTCCGACCGTGTACTAGAGCGTATCATGCAGGGCCTAGACGTCCCCAAAGACATCGTGACGGGACTTGCCAACGTTAAATACTCTAACGCTCTACAAATCGATGAGAGTCTATATAAGGCTCACATAGAGCCTCTGATGCTACTAATCGTTGACGCACTAACTGTTATGTACCTGCGTCCATACCTAATTGCCAACGGTTACTCCGAGGCAGAAGTTAAAGATGTCTGCATTTGGTATGATCCTAGCCTAGTGTCTACCAGAAACGACCGCGCTACAGACGCGGACTCTGGATTTGACAAGATGGCAGTATCATTTGACACCTGGCGTCGCGCACATGGGTTCTCCGCGGCAGACGCACCGGACGCTAAAGAGCTTGCACTTCGTTTAGTGATGCAAAAGGGCATGGTCACACCTGAACTTACCGAGGCGATGCTACAGTCGGTGGCTCCAGAGATGATGGGTGCACTCAGGCAGCAGACCATGGAAAATAATGGTGCTGCTATTCCCCCAGAGATTGATGAGCTTTTGACCCCAGCGGGTACTGGTGCTCCGTCAACTACAGAAGATGTTGCTGAAGAATCAACGCAAGAAGAAACAACACCGCCACCACTAGCAGAGCCAGAGGCTTAACATGCATATTGATCAAAAACCAGAACTAGTTGCAAGATTGGCAAAATTACTGGCTAATACAGTCACGGCTAAATTTATCCTCCACGGCTATCACTGGAACGTCTTAGGCCCAGACTTTGGTGAGTATCATAAATTCTTTAAGACTCTATATAAGGATGTAGACGGCTCAATAGACGAGTTGGGCGAAAATATTCTTAAAGCTGGATTCCCTGCGCCATATCTTCTAAGTGACTATATAGAGATGTCCTCTATCAAAGAAGAGCGCTTAGATGGAACTTCTCCCGTTTTCTTGCTTCAGTCTGCTAAAAGAGTTAATGATGAATTAGTTCACTCTCTATTCGACGCATTTAAGATGGCAGAAGAGTGCAATGAGCAAGGACTAATGGATTTTCTTGCAGGCCGTATTGATACACATAAAACATTCAACTGGCAGATCAATGCATTCCTAGGAGTTCGCTAAATGTCTGAGTACTTTGATAAAGTTTTAAACGCCTCTGGAGAGTACGCTTCACCAGAACAGATTCTCGATAACGATAAGAAGGAAGCTCCCGAAGGTTATCACTATATGCCAGACGGAGAGTTAATGAAAGATTCAGCGCACGAAGCAGCGGCTCTAGAAAAAGACTCTGACGATCCTTGCTGGAAGGGATATGTCCAAGTAGGTACAAAAAAGAAGAACGGCAAAAAAGTACCAAACTGCGTCCCTTCTGCGGCATCCATAGATGAGATAGTTGCAAGTGTTAATAGTGAGTTTGGGCACTCCAGGCGAGTTCGCAAAGAAGATGCCTATCAAGTTGCTAGAAAAGCCTGCGACAAATACAGCTACCTCGGAGATACCGAAGAACTCGAGTTAGCGATTCTGTGGGAAGTATTCACATACGTAGAATATGCAACCGAAGGCGTCTCTGAGGATCTTGAAGATTTATCAGAATATTCTATTCTTCTGCCAGCCGGACATCCGGGAAGAGACTCTTCAATTGCAGACTCCCTCGAGTGGGTCTATGGTGCCCCTGACTTGGATGACTTTGCCAAAGAAGCACTTCTTTCTGCTTTTGATATAGGCTCTGGCGGCATAGAGGTATTGCATGCAACTACTAGGCTGAATGTCCTAATTTCCAGTGGCGCGCTCAGTCCGGCTACCGTTTATCACGTGGAAACCTTAAAAAATAAAAAGAATCAAGTCAGTTAGATTTTATTAGGGTAAAATTTAGAGTAGCTTTCTATCTATATAAAGGATTAAATTTATGTCCGACTCCCTTAAGTCAATAATTGCAGTGGGTGGAAACTCTAGTGCTTCAAAAAGCCTGAGGGCCAGGAAGCAGCCTCGTGATAAAAAAGGCCGTTGGGTAACAACAGGCGCAGCCATGTTTGCAAGCGTCTCACTCAGTAATGGCAAAATATTAAAAGTAAAAGGTAAAGCTGTTGGAGGCACTGCAACTAAAAAGGGTGAAAAAAATGATATTCGCATGCTCGTTGACAAGGGCTACGGAGCTTCGGGAATTCCAGAAAATACGGTACTTGAAGTAGACTCTAAAAATGGTGAGCTAGAGTCCAAGATTCAGATAAATCGTGACTTCTTGAAGAAGAAGGGTATTGACCCCGATCTGCAGCATGACCTTCCTAAGTCAATAGCTGATATGCCTCAGAAGCTAGAGAACATGAACGCTCAGCCGGGCGATGAGCTAGATATTGAACTTGCCACCAATGGACTGACTGATGAGGAAGATAAAGAATTCCGCGCAGAGCGCGACAAGGAGCCTCTAGCAAAACTTCCACCAGCACTTGCAGAGCAAGCTGTTGAAGGCGAAGACGTTAACAAACTTGTTGAAGACGGACCTGAGGGTGAGGCTATTGTTGATGCATACACCCCCTCTTCGGCC